GACCAACAGGATAAATTAATCAACCAAATGTCAAGAATGAACCCTGACTATTTCACAGTAGTTGAAGGTTCACAAAAAGGAGTTGGGGATTTCTTAATTGCTTTGGTTTTAGAAGCCATTAAAGAGAACCTTTGGTTTAAAGTTTGGTTTAACGATAAGGATGCTTCTACTTTTGAAGATAGCGATGGTTCAAACACTTTCACAAACGGAACTGATGTTGATTATTTTAATTCTTTTGACGGTATTTTTAAACAAATTTTTGCTGAAACTGAATTAACAACTGGAGGTAATTATTATGTTGCTATTACTAAGAACGCTGGCAATAGTTATGCAAATCAGGCTTTAGCTTCTAACGATGCTATTAACGCTATGAAAGCTGTTTACAACAAAGCGGATAGCCGTTTAAGAAGCCGTCCTGATGCTAAATTTTTAGTTACTCGTTCTATTTATGACGGACTTGTAAATGATTTAGAAACTATCCAAAACGCTGGTGGATTTACCCAAACTAACGAGGGTGGTTTAATGATGTTGCGTTACAGAGGTATCGAAGTAAAAATGATGGAAGTATGGGATAGATTTATTGACACTTACCAAAACAACGGAACTAAATGGGTTAAACCTCATAGAATTGTTTTGACTGTCGCTTCAAATATTCCAGTTGGTACTTTGGCTAATGGTGACTTTGGAACAATCGATGCTTTCTATGACAAAGTAACTAAACAAAACTATGTTGACGGAGCTTGGTCTCTTGATGCTAAATTGTTAGAAGACTATTTAACTGCGGTTGCATATTAATTTTAAAACTTAGAAAAAATGGCAGATTGCACAGGAAAAATTACGGCAAATTTCATATTAGATTGTGACTTCTTGCCAGTTGCTGGATTAACGACTAACGCTTTATTAATAAATTTTGATGACATCGACAGAACCGCTACTACAATTAGCGGTTCTAATAGATTGTTAATGACAAATTTGCAATTAAAAGCTGGTAAAACCGCTTATTTGTTTACAGGTGTTAAGCAGTCAAACGCTAAATCGTACGCACTTGTTCCGAAAGATAATGGTGTTGATAAATATTCACACACATTTAACGGTACTGTTTTTAACCCAAGCGTTGAAAATAAACTACAAGTGGCTAATCTTTCTCTTGGTGGGAAATATGTAATTGTAGTAGAGCAACTTTGGAAAGGCGAAGACAACGAAGATGCGTTTGAGGTTTTAGGTTTTAACACTGGTTTAAAATTGACAGAGGCAACTAATAGCTCTAACGAAAATGATAACACTATTTTGTTAGTTTTATCAAGTGAGGAAGGTTACGAAGAGCCAAGTTTACCTCACACGCTTTTAGAAACTGATTACGCTACTACTAAATTAGCGTTTGATAACCAATTTGTACAAGCTAGTGCTTAATTGGGAGAATATGACAACGGACAGAATTATCGGGGGAACTACCCCCGATGGTGTTCGTTATCTAAAACTATTTTTACAAGACTACTCAAAAATTTTTAACGTAAATAATCTAAATGCAAGTTGTAACAACTGCATAAAAGATTATCACAAAAAATACATACAAAAGATGGGAGCAAAAGACAACGGATGCGGATGGAGATTGCACGATAAATATAACGGCATTCAAATTGATAGCACTTCAAGTGTTCATATTAATAATGCAAACATTACAGAGGAATTAGCACTTGCTCTTTTTGAAAAAAAAGGAGCTACTATCTTTGCCAAAATGCCTCAAACTATTGTTGAACCAACTACGGATGCACCGAAACTTAAACGCACTCGTAGAACTAAAAAACAATAGCCAAAAATGAAACTTACTATTTTAGATAAAATTTTTAAGCGTGAAGTAAAGCTTGAAAAAAAACTAAACATTTATAATAACGGAGAAAATAACGACTATCCTGAAAGAATAGACCGTTATATTAATAACTCCGTAACTGCAAAAACAGCCACCAATTTAATGATACAGTCATTAATGCAAGGTGGTTTTGGTTTAAAGGATAAGACCATTGTAAACAAAAGCAAACGAACAACTCTGTTTAATTTCGCTGATGACATAGCCAACACAAAGGTTAGACAAAGAGGCGGTTTTATTTGGATTGGATGGGATGCAAATTATACAATTTCTGATGTTGAGGTATTGCCTTTTGCTGATTGTAGATTGGGTAAAAAAGACAGCGAAGACTACATTCCAAAAGTATTATTTTCACGTGAATGGAATAAAGCAAAACAAGAGGATTTAATCGAGTTTGACATTTTCAATCCTAATAAAGACGTTATTGATGCGCAAGTTGAAAAAGCTGGAGGATGGAATAAATACAAAGGGCAAGTATTATATTTTAATGATGATAGTGATTACATTTACCCTTTAAGTCGTATTGATGCGGTTCAATTGGATTGCGATAACGAACACCAAGCGAGCCTTTATAAAAATCAACTTTTAAGAAAAGGTTTCTTTGGAAAAACTTTAATTATAACAAGACCTTTATTAGACCGAGATTTACCAAAAACTATAATCGATGCTGATGGCAGAGAGGTTGCCAATGCAGAATATTATGAGCAAGAAAGCGAAAAAGAAGCTTTTACCAATACTATTGAAGATTTTGTTGGAACAGAGAACTCTGGCGGTGTTTTACACGTTGAACTAGAATTTGAACACGAAGACTTAGAAAAAGCGTTACTTGTTAAGAACATTGAAAGCAATTTAGACGATAAGATATTTGAGTTTACAGAACGAAGCACACGAAAAAATATTTTAATTGCTTTTAACAATTTACCTAACGGATTAGTTGAGCAAAGCGAGGGCATATTTTCAAATAGTGGAGAAGCTATTAAAGAAATGAAAATCCAATTTGATGAAAACTGCGCAAAAGAGAGAACTCAATTTATTGACTTGCTAAATGATATTTGGAAAATGATGGCAAATTATGATGGAGTGCCTTTAGTATTAACCCCTAAAAACATTAGAACAGATGTTGGACAGCAAGCTAATAACTAGAGAAGAAATAAGGGATTATAAGCAAATTAGCAAAACTTTTGCTGACGATAAGTTAAACGACACTATTATTCAAGTTCAATTGAATGAGATTAGACCATTATTAGGGGATGAATTGTTTAATGATTTAATGAGTAATGCAAGTGAACACGAAGACTTATTGAATGGAAGCACTTATACTTATAATTCAGTAACCTATACTAATTATGGGTTAAAAGCTGTTTTATCGTATTATATTTATGCTTACTCTGTAATGTTTGGTGATGTGATTAACACTCCTTTTGGTAGCGTTCAGAAATTAAATAATCTTAGCGAGCCAGTACCTAATGACATTAGAAAATCAATGTTTACACTAAACAAGCAAAGTGCTTATAATGTTTGGTTGAGCGTTAAGGATTTTTTAGTTAGAACCGATTACCCAAAATACAATACAAATAGATTTTGTAAAAAAACAAAAACAAACTTTAACATTAGAAAAATAGGAAAATGACAGTAATTGAAACATTAAGTTCACAACGTTTTCTTTTAAACGGAATAGAATACTTTAAAAACTACCTTTCGGAAGTAGCGGGTAATAAAATTAGGATTTACAATGCATACGACAAATGCGATGTGAAACTTGACTGGACTTCTTACGGAGATATTCAACTTGACGGAATTACTTTTGGAAGCGTTGGAGCTTTACAAAGCGCATTATTGCCAGTTATTTACACACGTTTGAACTTAGGAACTGACGGAGGTTTTAATTCAGTAAATAACCGTTTTATTGCGTTAGGTAATATTACACGTTCGGTTAATACTTTCACGTTTACAAGCGGTTTTGCTTGGATTATTAATTCATCAAGTTACGTTACTACAACAGATACTAACTTAGTAGTCGAAGAAGCTACTGAAGATAATTACAGAATTGACATTGTAGTAGCCAATACGCTTGGGGAATTGGTTTTAATACAAGGAGAAGAAAGCGAAGACGTGGCAGTTCAACCCATTGTTCCGGCAAATACT